GTAGGGAGGCAAGGGATTCACGGTAGAGGCCGTTGTTCGGTATAACCTGCAACGCTTGCGGGTTGCGGCTCAACACCTCGGCAAGACGCTTGGTGCTGAACATCCAAAAAGCGTGGTAATTGATGTAGAACGGAAGGCTTGCGTAGGTCTTCCCGTTCCACTCCCTCCACATATTCGGTGTAGGATTGAATGTAATGTCGGGGCTAAATTCGCCTTCCACATTGGGGTAGGTTTCAATCCGAGTGAAGGACGGGTACAAGTTGTCCTCAAACATCGCATCAAACTGCTTGGTGAAGTTGACGAATCCCTCCTTGGGGAGCATCATGTCGTCCTCAAAGTAGGCCACCCAGTCAAAGTGCTGGTACACCTCTGCAATCCTGTGGCGATGCTTGCTCGTCAGTTCCCAAGGGTGTCCCATGCTTGTATGGGCGTGGAAGGTAACGGGAAGGTGAGCGAGTTCTTGCGCTGCTTGGGGGTCGTTGGTGTCCACGAAGATTTCAGCCTGCACAGGGTAGGACTTGATAGCCTCAATGACCTTGGTCAAGTTCTCCACCCTGTTCGGATGGTGGTGGTAGGCGATATTGGCGAGCAGTTTCATGGTTAGAATGTGATGACAAATTTGCTTGGGTCGGGCCAGCCTGGGTTGGGGTCGTACACGGTCATCCCTTCCCGCTTTCCAATCCAAGTTTCGGCCTGGTAGCGATGCTCACGGAGCGGTTCACCGAGTTCCCGTACATGGGACGACTTGGCCCACCAAAAGTTACCTGCAAAATATGGGTAACCGTCGGGGTTGTTTTGGTCCGCTATTTGTGGGAATTGCTCGGTGGTGAGCCAATGCGTTCCAACGCAGTCCACTTTCTCCAGTTCTGCAAGGGAGCGTTCCCATGCCACGATGTTGAAGAATATCATAGACCTGCACCACATCTGCTTCACAAGCGACGGGTCAGCACCGCCCTTGGTATGCCCGTACAGGTAGGCGGCATCCTCGGTTTGGCTCGCCTTGTACATCTCGGTCAGCGTCGCTTGCTCCCAAGCGTTGGTTCGGGTGACCACCACCTTGATTTTGGAAGCCACGAGGGAATTGTCCAAGATTTCTTTCACGACCTTCCGCTGGTCGGGAGGGCCAACGATGCCGACACGGATTTCGTCGAGTTGTTCTATCAGCCCGTAATTGCACAGGGCCATCATGTGTTGGTGCATGATGAGTTGCCATTGCCCGCCGCCGCCGCAATAGATGTGGTAGTAGTGGATGAGTTTCATTGGGTGCTTGTTGGTAGTTTGGGCATTGGGGTCCAATATATAATTTCTTCGGCAGGACAAAATTCGTCGGATGTGTCAAAAAACCATTTAACTTGTTCTTTGCCAGCAGGGCCAACTTTAGCCCACCAAGAAAATGCAATCTTGTTGCTACTCTTAGGAATGACCACTATTACCGCCTCGTATTCTTTCGGCATTCGTTCTTTACAGGCTATCCATTTCATTGCATAAGGAGGGTTAAGATGCAGCCGATAAAGACCAAGGCCAGCACGACCCGACCGATGGCCAAGGCGAGGTCAAGGAGGGATTCGAGGTTCATGCCCCAAAGTTACACCACAAGATACTTGCCCGAGTTGCTCACGGCCAATTTGTTGAGGGCCACATAGCGGAGCGCATCGCAGGCGTGGTTGTACGAATCAATCGGGACCCCTGTGTCCTTGCCGTCTTTGTCGGTGGCCCAAGTGTAACTGCGGAGTTCTTTTATCAAGTTCACGGAATCCTTGGTCACATGAAGGTTGAACCGCTTGACCACATCTATCCCCTGCCTGACCGAATCGGGTCCCTTGGATGCGGGCTTGATGTTGAATCCGAGGCGGTATATTTCCTCGATGCTCTTCGGTTCTGCTGAATCGGCCACAATCTCCCAAGCCCTTGTAATCCCGAACTCTTTCAGTCGGACGGCGATGTCGGAGTTGGTCAGTCCACGGTGGTAGAGCAGTTCGTGTATGAATAAGTCATCACCCCTGCGGTAAACTGCGACCAAGGCGGTTGGGTCCGTGCTGAACCCCCAGTCGAGCCCGTAGGCGACGAATTTCATGGTGGATGGGTCTATACCCTCAACCACCGTGTAGTCCCCGTATATCGCCCCTTGGAGCGTCCCGACTTGGCCGAGGCCGTACACCTTCCACCAGTTGGCCCAGTAGGCACTCGTTTCGGCCTTGGCCTTGGCCTTCTCAATTTCCCGAACAATGGAAGCATCAAGGGCTTCGTTGTCCTTGTAGGTTACGAGCAGGAACTCGGAATCCTTATCGTGCATCAGTTCGGTGTGCGCCCAAAACTCCTGCACGGGGTTGTAGTCAATGTAGATGGCTTGCCGTGTACGGATGGCGAGTTGGTGATATGCCTCCCAGCCGATATTGTTGGCCTCGTTTACGAATAAGACATCACGCCTTGCTCCCCGCATCTTGTCGCTTTGGTCTGCGCTGAAAAACTCAATATAAGACCCGTGTGGGAACTCATATCGTAGCAGGGTGCGGTTGTATAGTTCCTCCTGATAAAGCCCCGTAGAACGCAGCATTTTAAGGAAATCTTTCAAAGCACCACGCCGCAGGTGCGGAATGGATTCGGACACAACCGAAATCTCGTATGGCCCCTGCTTTTCATCCGCTGCAAAGGAATAAAGGAGGGATAGGATGGCGAATGTTTTTCCCGCCGATGAGCCGCCCTGTACTATTCGGACCCGCTTGCGGAATCCATTAATCTTGACTGCGGTCGTTGTCGGTGTCAACTTGCAACTTTACGCCCTGCCAAATCGGCTGCGGGGTTATTGATGCGGCCACCTCCTGCTTGGGTTGACCATAGACCCGTGAGAGCAGGGTTTCCAACGAGTAGAGCGTGCCTTTCTCCAGCGACTTCTTCATGGCGTTGGCGACGGTCTTTTCAAGGATGGTGGCCTTGGGTTCTTTGTAAACCTCGGCCAGTTCCTCAATCGTCATGGACATCATCGCTTGAAGGGTGTCGTTGATTTCCGAGCGGGTGTAGCCCTGCTTGGCCAGCAGGCTGACAAACTTCCGAGGGCGACCGTTGGGGTTTCCGCTGGTTCCCTTTTGGAATTGGGTATGTTCGGGAGGCGTTGGCATTTTCCCTGTTATTTCCCTGTTTTGTATGGCTCGCCGTTCCGCTTGACTTCAAGGCTTGGGTCAAGTTTCAGCATACGGTCAACGATGACTTGGCAATACTTGGGGTCAAGTTCCATGCCGTAGCACTTGCGGTTGAGTTGGTGGGCGGCCACCATTGTGGTTCCTGAGCCAAGGAAGCCATCCGATACAATCCATCCCTGTTTACTGCTGTTTTGTATCAAAGGGGCAATCAGGAGGATTGGCTTCATTGTCGGATGCTCGATGTTCTTGTGTGGTTTGTCGGCACGCAGTACGGTTGTGGCTGTCTTGTCGCTGAGTATCTCAGTCAGCATCTTCTTCATCTGCTCCTTGGTCAACTTGGCGATGTTCACATTGTCCTCAATTACCGTTGTCTTTGTTCGGTCATCCACGAAGTAATGCGCCGCACCTTCCTTCCATCCGTATAGGCAGGTTTCGTGTTTCTTATGATAATCCAAACGACCCAAGACCAAGCTATTTTTTACCCATATTAAACACTCGCTGAACTTATGGTTAGCGTCTTCAAAAGCCTTTGTGTAGTTTACTCTTTCGTTATCCGTATGCCAAACATACCACGCTCCACCTGCTTTAGTGTATGCGCCAAGTGCCGTATAAAAATCATAAAGGAATTGATAAAATGAATCGCCATCCATCTTGTCATTCATAATTTTCATTCCTGTTCCGCCTTGATAGTCCACGTTGTACGGCGGGTCGGTCATTACCATATCCGCAAGGCATCCGTTCATCACCTTTCCCCAAGTGTCGGTCTGCGTGCTATCCCCGCACAACAGCCGATGTTCACCAATCTCAAACAAGTCACCCAGCACAATGTCGGTCGTGATTTGGTCGGGCATCTCGTAGTCGTCTTCCTCTGCTTTTAATTCCTTCGGGTCATCAAAGGCGGGGATGTCAAGCCCCCAATCGTCTAACTGCTCGGCATCCCATTCGTTGGCGAGCATCTCCCAATCCCACTCTCCGAATCCCACATTGTCTTTAATGATGAACTGCCGCTGCTTGTCCTCGTCCCAATCTACAATCTCAACGGGGGCTTCCTTCCATCCTGCCTCCTTCATCGCTTTGAGCCGCATATTGCCCCCAAGGACAACCATGTCTTGATTGACGACTACGGGCCGAACCTTGGCCATTTCGGGGAGGTCTTTGAGGGATTGCACCAACTTGAAGAACTTGTCGTCCTTAATGGTTCGGGGGTTGTTCGGGTTGGCTTTGATTTTGCCAATGGGCAAGGTTTGCATCAGTATTCTATTTTATCAATCAGTTCGTCAATCTTGTCCACGATTTTCATCTTCACCGCAAAGGCGTTGGGCGAGTTGGATTCCTCCACCGCTCCGATGCAGTCGCAGAGGGTCGTGATGACCATCATCAGCGAATCCATGCGGGCTTGGACTTGGGCCTCATCGTTGGGGGCTTTGGTTGAGGGCATGGGTAACGGTGTGGTGGTTGGCTTCGGCG